CAGACTGACCAAAACCTGCTACAGCCAACTCAATGGTGTAGTGGTTCTCGTCTTTCTTGACGATATTGTATGGTGGATAGTTAGGGATGTTCTTGGACATGTCGTCATGGAATTTCTGCAGACGATTAAACTGCTCATCGAAACCGATAAGAAATTTGTCCATGTCTTTAGTTCCCCAGAATGTGGGGATGAAGTTGTTTCCCATGTTAATCTCCTTATTGTTTAGCGAACGCTTTTTTGGCATCGAAAGTATAAGCTGAAAGACCCATTGTAGTCCAGAAGTCTACATTGGCTTTAGCAACAATCTTTGCAAAAGAAGTCTGTGCTTCAATAAATTGATTAAGTGGCTTTTTGATTTCTTCGTTTTTGACGCAGGTCTCAACGAATTTAGTTTTGATTCCTTGGAAAGAATCGATGGCTGTGTTAATGTTATTCAACATTGTTTTGCTCCTATTAAGCGAGTTTAAAATTCGACACCCCGAAGGCATGTCAGTTAAAATACTGGTTACGAGTTCCAGCGATGTCGTGCGTCACATCCGCTTTACCAACGATTCGTACTTTAGTGGTCCTAAGGCGAATTGGTTACGCAGCAGGTAGTTCTGCTGCTGCTTGTGCAAGTGCTTCTGCTTGTGGGTCACCTTGTTGTTTGATCTTGCTGATCACTTTAACAACTTCCTCGAAAGGATGCTTTCCCAACACTGCAAGTAGCATGTTAACTTCATTAATTTCAAGTTCGAGTTTAATCATTTTGATTTTTTTCCTATGTTATATTTCGGTACTAGTTCCCATTGGTCTTTCTCTTTAAACGATACGACCTTAATTTGCGACAGAGATGCTTTCTGATCCGCTTGAGAATTATTTAGGATCTTTAGCAGATCCCAATCCTGAAGCAAACCAGCGATTGCATTTCTACGCTCGATATCACCACTAGTGATATTCGATTCTTTACCATCCAGAGCAAACAACTCTTTGAAATGGACGATGAAGTATCTACCCTGCTTATGTAAAATATGGCAGGATTGATATAATTTGTTTTCTTTTCTGGAAGCAATGCCGATTCGAGTAAGTGTTTCTCGAACCTTTAAGAAGTTATCTGGTTCTGGCAATGTCACTTCAAGCATCGACTCTGGTTTCCAGTCGTAATAAATCATTTCGACAGTCATGATTTTCCACCTTTGTATAATTTTTCTTTTATCATAATCAAGTGTTCTTCACTAAGAAGGCTCAATGCATCTTTAGCCTTCTCGCTCGAATACCCAAAATACTCTTTAACAAGTTCGATGGAGTCAGTAGTTGCATCTTTTTTAGACCACTTACTGAAACGCTTCTTCCTTGAAATAATATTTAGGAAAAAAGAAAATTGCTGGTCTTTATCTAGTTCGGGATGTTTGTTCATCTCGTTAGCGTAAAGAACAGTGTCGTGAAAATACGAAAGTCCTCTATTTACAATGAATGGTTTATAATCCTTTGCAGCCTGTGGGTCTTCAAATAAGTTTTTCTTTGTGTCGTTTATTGCATTTAAGAAATCAAATGGGCTCATAATCTTTAATTATCCATCGTTGCGCTGCATCAATGGCTTGCTTTTCAGTATGGAAGGTTTCCATCTGGTTTCCACCGAGTTCATTATTAAATGTTACCATGTAGTCATTAGTCATCTGTTTTTCTATAGATGCAGACCTTCCATCTTTTTGATATAGTTCAGTCATTGTAATCCAACTTCCTTCAAATTATCTCTATCGGCAAAGAATCTTTTATCGGAATACTTAGATGCAAGTACTTCCTCTAATTCTTTTTTAGTGCTCCCTTGAGCCATAAAAGTGTTGTTGTCTTTATCATAGGCATAGTAAACATCTTTATGTTTTTCTATCTTTATATCTATTCGAGATTCTTCTAGTCGTTCGTGAACACTGTTATCAATATGCATTAATAGCGCATCTATTTTTTTAGATGCAAAGTTCTCACGTTCTCTCCAGCCCCAGATAAATCCAATAGCAAAAACTACAGCCATGTAAAACAAATGTAGTAATAAGTCCATATATTCCCTTACTTAAATTTGCACTCGACCATAATTTCTGTAAGTGCTGCCATTATATTTAGTTCATGGTCAGCAACGAATGCTCCTTGATATTGATATTTAGCCAAGATCAATACAAGTGCAGGGATGCTATCTGGCATTAGGAAACTCACTGAGTTGTCATAAAGTTCTCTAAACAATCCAACTGTATCAGAATCTGAGTTCTTTCCAACCCACTTTCTAGCATTAGTGAAGTCTTTTTCTTTGAGGAATTTGATTAGATCTTTATAGGATTCTTGACTAGTATTGACTAGAATACCAGAGTCGATCTTACCTGAAACACTGTAACGCTGAAGTTCGTTTAGAACCCTACGATAATCTGGGAAATGTTTCGTGACAAGTTCTGCAACTACCTTAGGATCAAACTCAACATTCTCTTGTTTAAGAATCTGTGTGGCACGTTTGAAGAAAGTTCCTGCAAGTAACTGCTTGTCTTTTGGTTCGATCTTAAAATCGATAACTGAACAACGACTGTGGAGTGGTTCAATGATACGATTTTTATAGTTACATGTAAAGATAAAGCGACAATTGTTACTAAATTCTTCAATGAATGAACGCAGTGCTGGTTGAACAGTATCTGCTTTCATGTAGTCTGCTTCATCGATAATGACGACCTTCTTGGCATCAGTTAATGAAACAGTAGAAGCAAAGCCAGTGATGGCAACTCGGAGAGTCTCCAGCAAACGACCTTCATCTGATCCATTGATCATAAGATACTCTGCACCAACTTCATTACATAGTGCTTTAGCAACAGTAGTCTTGCCGACACCTGCTGTTCCAGTAAACATAAATGTTGGCAGTTCGCCTTTAGCGATATACTCTTTAAAAGTATTCTTTAGTGCTTCGGGAAGTACACACTCATCAATAGTCTGTGGGCGATACTTTTCTACCCAAAGAAATTGGTTATCACGGGATTCAATCATATTAAAGTTCTACTGTAAAGTTGTGGAGATTTGATCTAGTCACAAGATCATTCCATTCAAAATTTGAAATGAAATGCCCATTTAGTTTGCTATTCTTTTCTTTTTGAATATAAAGTCTTGTAGAAACTTTGCGAAAATCACTATCCTTTAAATTATGTGGGGCAATGTGTTGCCGTTCAGATTTAACATAACAGTTACTTCGTAATACATATCTCCATATAGTTTTTGCATCTGGTTCATCATCACTAACTAAATCTTCTACCCAAAGTTTTTTAAACATCCACTCATTGTTAAGAGTTGATGTCAAAGCAGTTCCTTCATGTTTCATAATATATTCCTTCAATTAACTTCTGTCAAGTTTAACAACAATCCTATTTTGCTCCAACAATGTTTTGTGTTCAATGTAAGAACCTTTTTGAACATCGTCAAGATATCCATTGTATCTTGTATACGCATCAGACATAGCCTGTTCACGAGTAACTTCTTTTAGTTTATTACTAATGTGGTCTCTGTCCAATAGACCAAGTCCATTCATTACCTGTGCCCAGTTCGGTGATTGAAACATATGATACTCACCCATAAAAAGAGATTGATTTGGTAATGTCTTTTTAAAGATTTCCAAATGCTCTTTAATGAAGTCAGTATGCGTCATCATCTCAGGTAAAGTTCTCCAGAACAATGTATCATTTCGTTTGGTCATGTAATGTAACTGAACAAAGTCAACAATGTTATCATAGCACCTAGTGAAGTCTTTATTATACTTCAATGCGTACTTTCGGTCAAGTTCCCAAAGAGGTAACATCTTTGCGATACCAAAAGCCTGCAGGATTGAGTTACCGATACTAGATGCCTCAAGTGGTTCAACAAATGATGCAGAAAGACCAACAGAGATACAGTTATCAATCCAAAATTTATCTACACGACCAGCATCAAATTTAATATCCTTTGCAACCTTCACTTCTTCAGTATAGAATGATTGTATTTCTTCGTGGGCTTTAGTTGCGTCAATGAATTCATCACAGAATACATAACCATTACCATATCTACCCTGTGTAGAAATTCTCCAGTTCCATCCAGAACTAAGAGCACGTGAAAGTGTATAGGGTTTTAGATCAGAAATGTCATCTGTTGGAAATGCCAACGCATGATTCATTGGCAGATATTTCTTATATGAGATCCACTTAGCACCCTGCTTAGAAGAAATCACTCTCTTGAAACCAGAACTATCAATAAAGATATCAGCAGCATATTCAACACCAGCATTGTCTATTAACTTGGCAACATCTCCAGTTTCTGAAAACATTACCTGATCAATAATTGCATCTGTAAAATCAATACCCTTTTCTTTACATACATCATGAAGAAATTTGTTTAACTTTAATGTATTAAAATGATATTGGTTTGTACTTTGAATACCAGCTTGTTGTGTTATTAAATTAGTATCCGCTAAAATATCTTGAGTTGTAATACCTTTATGGATCATAGTCTTGGTAAAATTAAGACGTTGTCCTAGGTCTGTAAACTCATCAAAGAATGGAGGAGATAGTGAGTGGAAATAAGATTTACCATCACCATTCCAATT